CGACCGCCGGAGTCGGAGTCTTCTTGGCGACCGCCGGAGTCGGAGTCTTCTTGGCGACCGCCGGAGTCGGAGTCTTCTTGAAAATCGGCGAAGTTGTGTAAGGTTCATAATTATAAAATGCTCCAATTTTGTCCAGTTGGTCGTTGAACACGGTAGCGTTTTTTTTCATGGCATCTAAAAAAGCTTTACTTCCTATCTTAACACACTTTCCGGTATGTTTGTTGTAAACTTTTATCGCACTACACTTGTCGACCGTTGTGGTCTTTTTCATGACATTAGCCAATGTTTCGTCTGGAGAATCGACTGCCGGGGTCTTATTCTTGGGAACCGGTGGGGTCGGAGTCTTTTTGGGAACCGGAGGGGGCGAAAGCTTCTTGGGAACCGGTGGGGTCGGAGTCTTATTCTTCGAGAGCTTGTACAACGATTCTTCCATCTTATTAAGCTTTTCGCTTTCGAGTTTATAAAACGCGTTTATCTTATTCAATTGTTCGTCGAACACGGTTGTGTTTTTCATTATGGCGTCAATAAAAGCTTTGCTACCTATTTTAACGCACTTTCCGGTGTGTTTATCGTACACTTTTATCGGACTACATTTGGGTTTCGTCGCCTTGGCAATCTTTAACGCGTAATGTTTAAAAGCATCCGGATTGTTTTTGACGATAGCTTCATACTCCTCACTCCCTATGACTATACATTTTTTAGTTTTTTTATCGTAAACTTCGTCCTGTTTACACTTCGGTAGTGGCATTTATATTAGTCAATATTATTTTGTATCCCAAGTCATCGATGATACTATCATTCTTGTAGTAATTTTTGTAAAAAATTTTAGAAACACCACTGCTCGCCAACGCCTTGTAACAGTTGATACATGGATAATGCGTTATATAGGCTACGGTGTCGTTTATGGACACTCCTCTTTTCGCGGCGTCTGTAATAGCGTTTATCTCGGCGTGAATCGTTGCCTGTTCGTGTCCGTCGACGACGATGGAGCGATGTTCAGTTCCCGATAGAAATCCATTGTAACCCATACTGATAAGCCTGTTATCCTTTACGATGACGCACCCCACTTGTAGACGTTCGCACGGAGAACGCACCGAAGCGAGTTCAGCGGTCTTCATGAAATACTCGTCCCATGTGAGTCTTTTTGACCTAAGTGGCATTGTTTGTGTATACTGTAATGATTTCTATAAACAAGATTATAGACTTTCTCGACAAACATTTGATTTATCAAAATGAATTGAAAAAATTATGGCCACATTCGCGTTCGATATCTTTTCCGCAAGAGGTGAGTGAAAATATAGCCATTCACATCGCCAGGACTGTATTGGGTGTGAATGTCTTATGGGCCAAAGAACCCGGGTGTAAAATTTCCGGGGATGCCTACATTCCGGACACGCGCGCGCATTTGAAAATGCGATATTTCAATAATCACGTGCGTGTAGGATTCGAGTGGTCTGGCATGAAAAAGGTGGAGATTAAATGTTTTACATCCGACGGTCCTATATCGTTCGGACCCACCGAATTTTGGAACGTGTTGTATTTCCTAGATGCGAAGGATTACAAAAATCACCTATACAAACTATACGAATTTCCACACGCCAACAACTCGGACACGTGGGAAAATATTAAAGTGAACGCCACGCAAACGATTGTAGATCAAAATAGTCAGGGTAGACGAGTCAGAATATCCTTCGAGGAGATTAAAAAACAACTGGGAACGGAATGTAAGTTAGTGTGGTCGGGAGACATAAAACAGTTAAAGATCAACGACAAAATATAGTAATGAAGAGCTTCATCGATTTGTGTGCCGGTACAGGAGCATTCTCGATAGCTCTCGAGTCTACAGGTAAATATAAATGTGCGTACGCTAACGACATGATGGACTCGTCTCAGAAAATTTACAGTATAAATCATCCGAATTCCAAATTCGTATTGGGAGATATAATGAATGTAGATGCTAAAGATATACCATCGCACCAGTTGTTGTGCAGTGGGTTTCCGTGTCAGCCGTTCAGTATAGCTGGTGATAAGAAGGGTTTCAACGATGTTAGATCGAACGTGTTTTGGAAAATTGTAGAGATTTTAGATTTTCATAAACCAGAAACAATTATCCTAGAAAATGTAAAAAATTTAACAACGCACGACAAAGGTCAAACTTTCAAAATCATCAAGACATCTCTCGAAAGTCTAGGGTATTTTTTAAAGTATAAAATACTCGATACACGCAAAATAACATCCTTGCCCCAGCACAGAGAGCGCATATACATCGTGGGTTTTAGAAATAAAAACGCCCACGACGAGTTTGATTTTAATTTTGAAAACGAAGTCGCGCCGTCGCCACTGAAAACCTTTTTGGTCGATGGCGCATGCGAAAAGTATTACTACACCGACAAGCTAAAGGTGTATGAACAAATCGAGAAAGGTGTGTCGAAACATATTGATGAAAACATCATCTATCAATACAGGAGGTATTACATTCGTGAAAATAAAAGTGGTTGTTGCCCAACCCTGACTGCGAATATGGGTGGAGGAGGACACAACGTGCCCATCATAAAAGACGACAAGGGCATTCGTAAACTCACCCCGAGAGAATGTTTCAACTTGCAGGGATTTCCGAGCACATACAAATTTCCGGAAATATCCGATAGCGCACTTTACAAGTTGGCCGGCAACGCCGTGTCCGTACCGGTGATAAAGTTGGTGGCTTCTAAACTCGCCTCAAATCGGCATCTGCAGTGTGATACGTCTTCCCCTTCATGACGAAACTGTGGACTCTCGCGTAACCCCACTGTTGAGGAGTCGCCCCGGGTCTGTGCCCTGTACGCCACGCCGCCAGACCTCGATCGTACACCGTTTTCAGGGTTCTTAGGGAGATGCCGGTGGCCTTGGCGATGTCGGGAAGAGACTTGACGCCCGGATACTTTTTGCGAAAGCTCGTGGTGTACGAAGATGTTCGGGTTTTTACTTTCTCATCCGTCTTGAATGGTGAATAGTTTTTCAACAACATCTTCTTATATCTGGTCTCGACGTCACGTAGATCTGATAAACCTCTATAATACTTGGGAGGTGCGTATATCTTTCCGTATTTATTTTGAAGTTGGCTCACCTTTTTTGTTATCTGTGCGTTCGTCAGAACCATTTATATAATACGTCAACAAGAATCTTCCGTGTACATAAAGTCTTCGAACAAACCACGCACCTGTTGTTTTTTTAGGGATGTACCGTTTCTGAATGTTTGGAATAAGATCATACACAATGCGTCGGCTATGTCGTGTTTGCGATCCATTTTTTTATAACACTCGAAATCGCCTAGATATTTTCGGGCTATTGATTCGGTACGTTCCTTTCGTCGTTCGTAGTCGAGATGACCGATGTTGAAATGTTTGTGCATGGACACGGGGCTGATGAGCACGGCCTTGTGTTTGAATATGTAATGCAACAGAACTTCAACGCTCGTGATCCCTCCGGGAGGTTGACGTTCTATGAGCACTTGATCAGCCTGACAAAAAATGTCTGAGTAATCAGTGACGAAACCGTGAATCATATCGGACAGTTCTGGAGTATCGTCGGTTTTATACGTCGTTAGATCTACTTTTTGAATATAAAGAACTTGGATTTTCTCTTTATTACAATCTGCTAACACTAAACCTAAGTTATAGTAGCCTATGTCTATGCCAAGTAATTTCATGATAAATAATACATTTTTCTTTTCTTTATATACAAAAAGGGGATGATTTCTAGTTTTGTAATTACAAACGAAACCAGTAATAGAAATTTAGATGCATTTTTTACTCATCTTTGGAAGAAAAACGATCGTGTCAAATTGATCATCGACGCCACCGCGTGCACGAACATTTCGCTGGGAAAGGTCCTTTCTATGAAGAGCGTGTTGGACAAACACCGCGACAATTCCAGGGATAACATCGACTTTTCTGTCATTTTTGTGAAAAACAAATTCGTCAGGCAGATAATTCGTTTAGGGCTATTCTTCATCAAAACGGAAAGACCCGTGTTTGTGGAAGTAGCAAGCAACTTAAAATAATGCGTCGTCGGTATATCAAAATGAGTCTTCACATCATCATGGGCAGTATGTTCTCGGGCAAGACGACGGAGCTGATTCGTCGCTTGAAGAGGTACAATGTCATAGGAAAGAAGGTTGTCGTGATAAATTCACAAAAGGACATCCGATCGACAGAAGAGGTACTCCGAACACACGATAACGTCACTTTTAGATGCATCAAGACATCCGATCTGGATAACGTGGACACTTCTGATTGCGACGTGGTGGCCATCGACGAAGCTCAATTCTTCACGAAACTGGTGCCCTTCGTCGAGAAGGAATTGAATGCGGGACGCATCGTTCTCTTGGCGGGTCTCGACGGGGACTACAGACAAAGAAAATTCGGAAGTCTGTTGGATTGCATCCCATTGGCCGACGAAGTCACCAAGCTCACCGCCATGTGTATGACATGTCTAGATGGAACCCCGGGTCCCTTCACTAAGAGGATCGTGGAGAGCTCCGAATTGGAGTTGGTGGGTGGTGACGATATGTATAATTCGGTGTGTAGGTTTCATTTACACGTATAATAATACTCGTATAATATATATATGTGTTATAGACTTGTCGAAGAGGTTTCCAAACTACCAGGTAATTTCGATACGAGTATAGATTGCACATACGTTCTTATCATGGAAGATTCGTCGAGAGAAGAAACTTTAAGAAAACATGTGGAAACGGCTCATA